ATGCAACAAGCACAAGCAGAAACAGAGGCAACACTGAGAAAAGAACTTGGTCGTGCTTATGATACAAAAATAAAATCTGCATTGCGTGTTGCACAAAATGTTTTTTCTAAAGACGAACTAGATAATACAAAATTTTCTGACGGTACTCGCATGGGTGACAATCCCATGTTTATAAAAGCTATGATGAAAATATCTGATATGATAAGTGAAGATAGACCAATCAACAATCCTCAAGACATGGTGATGACACCAGATCAAGCAAGAGAAAAGATGGAGAGTTTGATGGCAGACGGTTCACCTTATTGGAACAAATCTCATCCTAACCATGCCAAAGCAGTTGAAGATGTCATGCAGTTAAGAGAGATTGCACATGGCAACTAAAAAAGATTGCAACTGTAATTTAGAACCTACAGTTGTGGAAATCAAAATGGAATGTGCCAGGATGGTTTTTGAAACTGGCACTGATTACCAAAAGAAAGAATGGGATTCTACGGCAGACAAATTGTTTGCCTGGATTACGAGGACAGACTCAAAGAGTTCCTCGAAGACAGCTGGAAAGAAAGCAGACCAAAAGTCTTAAAATCCAAGAGAAGTCGTTTACACGGTAGCTACTCTGTTAATTAACAACATCTAAAAAAGGAAGGAAAAGACAACATGTCTTCACAAATAACCACAGCTTTTGTGGAACAGTACAGTAATAATGTGCAGATGTTATCTCAGCAAAAAGGATCACTCCTTAGAGATAAAGTCGACAGTGAAACTGTACAAGGCAAGAACGCTTTCTTTGAACAGATTGGTAGCGTAACAGCACAAGTAAGATCAAGTCGCCACGCTCCGACCCCGCAACTAGATACGCCGCACGCACGGAGAAGAGTATCTTTAGCGGATTATGAGTTCGCTGATCTTATTGATGACCAGGACAAAGTCAGAACATTGATTGATCCTACATCTTCTTATGCACAAGCAGCAGCTTTTGCAATGGGAAGAGCAATGGATGATGTCATTATTTCTGCTGCAACTGGCACCAGCTTTACTGGAGTATCTGGCGGTACGAGTACTGCATTACCTAGTGGGCAAGCTATCACAGAGAGCGGAACGGATGGATTGACTATCGCAAAGTTAAGAGAAGCCAAAAGAACTTTTGATTTAGCTTCTGTTGATGCGTCAATTCCTAGATACATAGTCGTGTCACCACGACAAATAGATGACCTTTTAGGCACAACTTCAGTCACAAGTGCTGACTTTAATACAGTCAGAGCTTTAGTTACTGGTGAAGTAAACACATTTATGGGTTTCCAATTCATCGTATCTAATAGACTAAGTATTGCTTCTTCTAAAAGACTTTGCTTTGCTTATGCACAAGATGGCATCAAGCTAGCATTGGGTAAAGATGTCATGTCAAGAATTGATGAGCGTGCCGATGTCGGTTATGCAACTCAAATCTACTACTGCATGTCAATCGGAGCCACAAGAATGGAAGAAGAAAAAGTTGTTTCTATTCAGGCACACGAAGCGTAAGGAGGTAAATCATGGCATCTGTTAAAGGCGTAGAACTAACAAACATGGATAGCACTCCAGTCGTAAAAGTAGACAGCGAGTTAGCTGGAGGAAACCTTAAAGTGTTTCACGGAACATTTGAGGCATCTTCTCTAGCTTCTGGTTCTGATATCTCCATTGCAAGAATACCAGCAAATGCAGTGATACATGATGTAATTGTAAAGTGCGATGCACTTGGATCATCTGTAACATTGAAAGCTGGAACAGCAGACGATGACGATTTATTTTTTGCTGCAACAAGCACATGGAATGTAGCTGGTCAAACTCAGTCAATGTTAGGTGGATCATCCACTGGAGCTGCTATAGCAGCTATGACTGGTATTGGTCACAGAACAACAGCATCTACTGATGTAATTTTGACCACTGGCGGTGCAACTGCCTCTGGTACAATACACTGTGTAGTTCTATTTACACAATAACATAAGGAGAGAAAATGGCATCTGTAGTTGATATATGTAATTCAGCACTAAATATGTTAGGCGGTAATACTATTATTAGCCTCACTGAAACATCGAAAAATGCACGCTTGTGCAACCAACGGTATGAATTAGTGAGAGATGCCGTTTTCCGTGAACATCCCTGGAATTGTTTACAAAGAAGAGTTGAGCTTGCAAAAGATACTGACGCTCCAGCGTTTGAGTTTGCAAGTGCGTTTACACTTCCAGCTGATTGTTTACGAGTCTTACGGTCAGAAAATTCTAATTTCTCTAATAATGAAAGATTTAGAATTGAAGGTAGAAAACTACTTACTGATGAAAGTACAATGAAAATTTTATATGTAGCGTCTATAACTGACACAACACAGTATGATGCTTCATTAATAGAAACACTGTCAGCTAGGCTATCAGCAGAGTTGGCGTATCCAATAACACAGTCATCTACATTGATGGATCGAATGTTTGCACTTTATCAACAGAAGCTCAAAGATGCACGATTTGCTGATGCTACTGAAGGTACAGTTGATGATGAAACTCGTATCCAGGCTGATGACTTTATAAATGCGAGGTTATAATGCCAGGTAAAAAAATGTCTATGAAACAGAAAAAGATTGCTGCTATGGGTGGTAATCGAAAAAAGATTGACGGTGCTGATTTTGCAAAGCTCCGTAAAATGAAGAAAAAAAAGAAAAAATAATTTATGCCTAGATCTACCTTTGCTTTTAGTAATTTTACATCAGGAGAGTTATCACCCAGGTTAGACGGAAGAATAGATTTACCAAAATATTTTTCTGGATGTAAAACTCTGGAGAATATGATTGTTCATCCTCATGGTGGTGCTGCCAGAAGACCTGGCACTCGTTTTATATCTGAAACAAAAAGCAGTGGTGAGGCAAGATTAGTACCATTTGAATTTTCTACTACACAAACTTATGTGTTAGAATTTGGCAACACTTACATGAGAGTGTACAAGGATGGGGGTCAGGTTCTAAACAGTGGTACTCCAGTTGAGATATCAACCCCCTACTCCGCAGCAGAAGCAAACGAAATAAAATTTGCACAATCAGCCGATGTATTATTTATTGTGCATCCCTCTCACCAACCAAGAAAATTATCCAGGACATCTCACACATCATGGACTCTTAGTCTATACGCACCAACCAATAATCCTTTTACCTCTACAAATAATTTTCCTAGCACGGTGACCTTTTTTGAAGAAAGATTAGTTTTTGCTGGAACAAATGCAGCTCCTCAAAAACTTTTCTTTTCTAAATCTGGTGACTTTGAAGACATGACTACTGGTACAAATGCAACAGATGGGATGACTTTTACGATTGGATCTGACCAGGTAAACGCTATCAGATACATAAAAGGTTTGCGTACACTTTTGATTGGTACAACTGGTGGTGAGTTTGTAGCTACAGCTTCATCCTCTGCTGAACCTATTACACCTACAAATATACAAATCAAACGACAAGCTGGTTATGGTACCTCAGAAGTTGATGCACTCTTAGCTGGTAATAGAATTTTATTTGTACAAAGAGCTGGTAAAAAAGTAAGAGAATTAGTTTTTGATTTTGACACTGACGGATACATTGCACCAGATTTAACTATCCTGGCTGAACATATTGGAGGCTCTGGTGTTGGTACTGGTTTTACAAACTGGACTTATCAGCAAGAGCCAGACAGTATTGTTTGGGTTGTAAGATCTGATGGTGTACTTACTGGCATGACATATCAACGAGGAGAAAATGTTGTTGCCTGGCATCGACATATTTTAGGTGGAGCTTTTAGTGGTGGTGATGCTGTTGTTGAGAGCGTTGCAGCCATATCTAATTCTACAGCGTCTTCTAAAGGTGAAGACACTTTGTACATGATAGTTAAAAGAACAATTAACGGTGGTACAAAAAGATATATAGAGTATTTACAACCTTTTGACTTTGGATCAGATGTTGAAGATGCCTGGTTCTTGGATAGTGGATTAGTTTATTCTGGTGGTGCTACAACATCATTGTCAGGCTTAGATCATTTAGAAGGACAAACAGTTTCAATTTTAGCTAACGGTGCAACTCACGCAGACAAAACAGTTTCAAGCGGTGCTATCACACTTGACCGTTCTGTCACAAAAGCAGTTGTAGGATTAAAATACACATCAAAGCTACAAACTATGAGAATAGAAAGTGGTAGTGCAGAAGGTGTCGCCCAGGGCAAAGTAAAAAGAATACACGAAATAGTCGCAAGATTTTTTCAAACAGTTGGAGCAGAGGTTGGGAGTAGTGAAACACAAACAGATTTAATACCGTTTCGTGATAGCTCTATGGCAATGGATCAACCAGTTGATTTATTTTCTGGTGATAAAAATATAGAGTTTGCCTCTGACTATGAAACAGATAATTTTGTTTACATACAACAAACACAACCCCTACCGTTGACAGTAACAGCTCTGTTCCCACAACTAAATACTTATGATGGTTAATGGATATATTTCCTTTTATTAAAGAACACGGATATATAATCTACAAAGATATAAATAGTTCCCTCATAGGTCAGACAAAAGATTTATCTTTTATAAATAATTTAGAAGTTGACGATTGTTACACTGGAGTAATCAATGGCAAACCAGTCGTATGTGGTGGAGTCATTAAATTATGGGATGGATGTTTTGAGGGGTGGGTGATTGCTTCCAGAAGTATACAAATATATTCATTTGATGTTTGTAAAACAATCAGACGATACACTGATGAACTTTATAAAAAAAATAAAATGCACAGACTGCAAACAGCAGTGCAAAAAGATTTTATCAAAGGTTATCGCTTCGCACAATTTTTAGGCATGAAACAAGAGGGTATAATGAAAAAATACGATTACATGAAAAAAGACTATATGAGATATGCGAGGGTAAAATAATGGCACCATTAGCACCATTTGCAATAGCAGCCACCGCTGCTGCTGCCGTTGTATCTGCCGCTGGTTCAGCTCAAGCTGCTGCCGCTGCAAAAGCCACTGGCGAAGCAAATAAAAAAGGTTATGAGCGAGCTGCAAAAGTTGTTGAGCAGCAAAAAGAAATAGTCGATGCGTCAGCAACCAATGAATTATTTAAATTTAATAGAGCTTTTAAAATAAATCAGGCTAACTCGACAGCTGCTTATTTAAAAAGTGGTGTCACTTTAGAGGGTACACCAGAAGATGTACTAGCAAACAACGCATACTTAGCAAATTATGAAAGAAAAATTTTAGATTTCAACACAGCAGTACAGAAAAAAAAATTAGACGATGATGCAGCACAACTTAGATACAGTGGTGAAATTAAATCAGCTGAAGGACAAATGCTTGCAAACTCTTACAGAATGAAAGCTGTAGGATCAATCATAGGTGGAGCTGCTGGTGTAGGTGAATTAACTAGCACATATTACCCATCATTTTTCCCATCATTATTAGGAGGAACCACATAGTGCCTAGAATACCAATTTATAATCTTACTGGAACTATATCAGGACAAGCTGGTTCAACTGCTGTGCCTCAAATCTCACAAGCATCAACTTCTGGTGCCATAGCACAACAAACAGATGCTGTTGCTAAAGGTTTGGGTGAAGTAGCAAAGTTTGCTAGCGTTGTTGTAAAAAATGAAAGTGATAGAATTATTGCTCAAGAAAATCTCAAGTATCAAACTAAACTTGATAATCTACAAAAAATTATCCAGGGTAATCTCTCAACACAACCAGAGCTTTGGATGGATGCTTACGAAAATGGTTTTACTACAGCAGATGGACTATTAGTTCAAGGCAGAGCTGCGATTATAAGTGAAATACAAAGCAACGAATACAAATATGATTTTATTAAAGGTTCAGTAATTAACCAGGCTAATATTAATAACCTTGTATATAGAGGTAAAATTTTTGATGAATATTTAAAAGAAACAAAAAAACAAAATCTTATGGTGTTTGAGGATAGTGCTAATGTGCAAGCAGATGCACTTGGATCAAATATTACACTTGATGCACCAGAATTTATGCAATTAATGACTAATCTTGAATTTACTATTAATGAATATCAAGCTGGCGGTGGATCAAAACCAGTAGAATTTTATCAAGAAATGTTTAGTAACGCCCTATCTACAGCACTAAGTGAAGAATATTCAGGTAAAGAACCAGAAAGAAATTTATTACTTTCACCTGATAAGATTACAAATCCTAACATTTTAGCCATGATGACAAAAATGGATAATGACACTATTCAAGATGTGTTTGCAGATTTTACAAAAGCAGAAAACAATAGATACAAAAGAAATGAGATTATTGAAAAAGAAGCAGTTGAACAGCAAAAATTTAAAAAAGATGAATTGGTCTTCGATTATTATAATCAAGACACTAAACTAGATCAGAGAAATATAATATTTGATAAATTAATGGCTATGCCAAATGATGTGTACTCACCAAGTGAAAAAAATAATTTACAACAATTTCAAAATTTAGTTTTAGAAAATGATGGTAAAATACCTTTTAATCCAAATGGAGATCAAGCATTAGCTGATTTAATAGAAGTACAACTTGCCAATAATAGTATTACATACGCACAAGCACTGAAACACTTTCCATCTTTAAATAAAGAACAACAACAAAGCATAAACACTTTAGTTAAAGCTGATAATACTTTTAATTATAACAACGCAAAAAAATATATTAGAACACATTTTGGACTACCAGTTGAAAGTATTATTATGGGTGATAAGCTATCAGACCATGAACAATTAATACACGGCATGACAAACGCTGCTATAACCATATTTGAAGAATTAAATTTTAAAAATGAGGGTAACTTAAATTTTCAAACACAAATACCAAAAATTTTAGAAGATGTTAAAACAAACTACAGAAGTGAAGTTACTAGCACGATTAATAATGTATCGTCAAATTTAAAAGTTATGTTTGATAAATATAATATAGATTTTGGTACGGTTACCCCACAAAATATTTCACAAAAAATATTAGAATTAGAAAATAGTATAACAGTAAGTGATTTTGAGCCGAAAATAAAAAAAGACGATCAATTAACTGTTGATAGATTTAAAATATCAAATAGCAAACTTTTTAGTTTGGGTAAAACAATGGGTATAATTAATGAGTGATAAAGCAAAATTTGAAACTGGTACTTATTCAGCAGACGATATACTGGATTGGTACGATGAAAATACAAATGAAACTTATATCAATTCGCTAAAAAAATCAGATAAATCAACATTTGATGAAGTCATTGAACACGAAGATGATGGTATTACTTATGAGATTGGAACTGTAAACGGAGTCAGCGTTATTTTAGGCGAAAAAAAAAAGCCTGAAATCTTCGGACAAAACATAGACACACTAAAGGCTGCTGGTGATAAATCACTAGATACACTACAAGCAACACCTGGATTTTTAGCTGACATGCTAAATCCAAAAAATATTGCAAAAGGAATGAACCAGGGTGTTGTCAATGCTTTTCAATTAGTTGATAGTCTGACTGGTGGATCTGTCACAAAATTAGATAATTATTTTACAGAAAATTTTCCTAACACTTTGGGTAAAAAAATCGAATACAAACAACCTGAAGGTGCTGGTGGAGTAACTGGTTCTATTATTGGTCAATATGTTGTGCCAGGCATTGGATTATTAAAACTATTGCGTGGTTCTGTGTTGTTATCAGAGCCTTTATTAGTAGGTGCCTTTTCATCAAAAGATGAAGGTAATATGGCAAGTCTTTTTAAAGATTTGTTTCCTGACTTTACGCAAAACAATGAAGCTGCAAATATAATAATTAATGGCTTGATAGCAAATGAAGACGATAGCGAAGTTATTGGAAGATTAAAAAATATAGCTGCTGACTCTCCTATTGCTTTTGCTTTTGAGGGTATATTTAAAATTTATAAATCTCTTTACAAAAATAAAGAAGCTATTGAAGAGATTAAATCTGTTGGAGCTGCTGCTACCCCCAAAGATGCACCTACCCCAGTTCAAGTAGTAGATAGTTCTGGTCAACCAATTAAACAAGCAGACCAAGTAGTTCAATCAGAAAAACCTTTTTACTCAAACGTAGAAAAAACTATTTCTAATTTTACATTTAAACAACAACCAGGCAATCAGATCCTGGCTACACTAAATAATACTGCTGGTATAAAACAATCAGAGATACAAGACTTAGGTTTAGACACATTTTTAAAAGATAATCCAAGCGTAACTAAAGAACAATTAGATGATTTTATTGCTGACAAATCTTTGACTACTAGAGTAAATGACACAATGTTGGAAGGTAGTGGTAGACAGCAAAAAAATGATATTGATTTTATTACTAGAGATCCAGAGGATAACTTTACATATAATGTACCTAGAGTTTTAAGAAATGCTCAAAGTTATGAAGATGCAAAAAATATTGTTAGAAATGATGAAATAACTTATGCAGAGTTATTAGATTATGTAGCGGCTAAAAACCCTAATTCAAATGTCACAAGTATAACTGATAGAACTATAGAAAATTTTCTTAAAGATGAGTTTGGAATAGTCAAGAGTACAGATAATATAAAACCTACAAAATTCGGTGATTATGTTACTCCTGGTGGTGAAAATTATAAAGAAATGTTAATTACGGCTCCTGGCACTCCCCAGGTATTTACAGATCATCATTTTCGTGGAGAAGTATCTGCTGGAGAAAATCTGATAGCTCATGCAAGATTTAATGACAGAACTATTGACGGTAATAAAATTTTATTTATAGAAGAAATACAATCTGATTTACACCAGGCTGGTAGGAAACTAGGTTACAGAACACAAAAAAACTTAGACGCTTATAGAGGTCGACTAGAACAAGTAAATGAAAGAATAGATTTTTATACAGATAAAGTAAAAAAATCTGGGAAAGACTTAGAAGGATCTGAACTTGACGAAGCAAATGAATTGTTGGAGGAAAGAGGAAGATTAAAAGAATTTTTAAATAACGATAGGAAATTAGTAGCAGACGCACCATTTAAGAAAAACTGGTACGAGCTTACGATGAAAAGATTAATTAAATATGCAATAGATAATGGATATGATGGCATTGCGTTTACGACTGGTGAGATGCAAGTTCTTAGATATCCTGGTATGCAAAACCCAGAAGGCTTAAAAGGTTTTTATGACAATACCTTAACAAAGTTTACAACAAAATTTGGTAACAAATACGGAGCAGAACTTAAAAAAGGAAAATTAAATGATGTTGAGCCAACATACAGTTATTCAAATGCTGATGTTGATCAAGCGTTAGATGTTACTTATGATGCTGTAAGTAGTTCACCTAGTAATCCAAATAAAATTTTTGCATCATATAAAGTAGAAGAAACTGGTATTCCTGGTGAAAGATATCAACTTGTTCAAATAAAAAATGGAAAAGAAAATGTCATATATTCTCAAGATGATTTAGATTTAGTTAAAGATATCTTGGCTGATGAATTAGATGGATTTAAAGTTCCTCAAATAAATAAAAAAATAAAAGGATCTAAAGTACCTCTGCTTATTTTTCCACAAAACATGAAAAATGAAATTTTAACCGAAGGCGTACCAATCGCCCAGGTAGAAGAAAGAGAAAACAAACAGCAAACAACTGCTATTGTTTAACTACACAAACTACAAATTATAAGATAAGGTGAGATATTATCGCACAAATATGTGCGAGTTTTCAATTTACAATTATGGTCAAAACAGTTCCAACAAACGATAATTCGTTATTATCTGGTATACAACAAGGTCAAACACTTGGTGTCACAGAAATGGCATCTTCAGAGCCAGGTAAAGAAGATGAAATTTATGTAGCTGGATTATTTAATAAATTATTAAGTATTCCAAATATTAAATCAGATGTTAAAAAAGTTTTAAAAACAGATGAAGTTCAAGAAGAAATTGTAACTACAGTCAAAGGCGACACAAAAATAAATGAGGCTGGAGAAGAATTTTTTGATGCACAGATAAATGTAGATTTTGATAAGATTAACAATATTAATGACTTTTCAAGAGTTATTGATGAATATACATCTGCTACACCAAATCCTGAAAAATTAGAATTTAACGATGAATTTAAAGCACTTGCAACAGATTTACAAATTAAACCAATTCTTTTACAAGGAAGTGGATTTAAAAGTGCCAAAGAAGTTTATGCAGCTCGTCAATTTATAAAAGATAGTGGAACTTATCTTTTAAACTTAGCAGACGAAGTTATTGAAAACCCAACAAATTCAGAAACATTATTAAAATTTAAAAAACATCTTGTGACTCACGGTTTGTATGTCACACAATTTAAAAAAGGTAGAGCAAATGTCGGTCAGGCATTGGCAGCTTTTAAAATACCAACAATGGCTGATCCAAAAAATCAAGCCAATGCTTTAGAAGCAATAATTGCAGAGCAAGGTGGAGCTGCTAACATTGTCGATATAGCACAAAAAACTAAAAAATTAGTTGATGCAAACGGAGATATTTCTTCATTAAA